CCCATAGTCTAGGTCCTTTTGTCTATGAAACCCTCTGTACGTTCAAGTATAACCCTTGTAGGCCATTCATCCGCTAGTAGTAAGAGAATTTCAGCCTCTTCCGTAATATCAGCGTTAAAATCGATTTTATTCATTATTCTATACCACCCTAACTTCATTTCAGCAGACTTGATTTTTCCTTTAATCTCTGAAGGAGTTAGGCTTGAATTTATAACTTTAAAGGCTGAAGTAATCTTTAAGGTTTCCATTCCTATCATATTTTTATAATTAAGGCCGAACATCACAGGCTCATTCTCTTTACATTGAAGGATATCAAATTTATTTTTCTCAAATCCTTTGTTTGTAGCCACAAGTATTTTCATTTTTTATTTTCCCTAAACCTAAATTATCGAATTTTTATTTCTTGGCTTCTCTTGCAATCTTCTGGATTTTTATCAAGTCTAAATATTCTTAATTTTTCTTGCTCTATATCCTGTGAATTTCTCTTGTCATTTGTTCCTACTACTCTTGGATGCCTTAGAGCCCCCGTTTTAGTAAATTCTTGGCATTCTATTTCAATCGTTTTCCCGAGATATTCGTTTGGGTTATCTTGCATATCCTGTCTTAAAACATCTGAAAGTCCTCCGGCATATGTAAGTTGTTTTTCTCCATAAAATCCTATCCCCACGCTTCCGACTTTACCTTTATGCTTTCCCGCCCCATCCTTAAACCCTGTCACTATCATTGTGAGTCTAGTATGTTTTTTAACTTTTAATAAACTATGTATATCTCCATATAAACCATCTAGATTCTTTAACATTATTCCTTCTTTTCCCATTCCAATTTCTAACTCATAGAATTTTTTCATATTCTTGGTTCTTTGTACAAGAATTTCTATTGTCGTATCAGGATATTTTAATCTTATTTTCTTTACTATATCTTCTAATATAATTCTTCTTTCACGAAATGGTATGGCTCTAGCGTCTTTCCCTTGATACTTTATTAAATCGAATGTTCTATATTTAATCCATCCGATATCTTGCTGTCTTTCCCAAGCGTGTTCTGGGCTCGCCCCCACTATACTTTGTGTAGCTCCCATCGTATCTATTTTAACGGGGGCAATCCCTTCTCCGTCAAGTATCGTTCCCTTAAATTCTACCAATTCTAAATCTCTTAAATGTGGGAAGTTATTCGTTCTTTCCATAAATTTTTGAGTCTTATCGGATATCCTTCTAGTATCAAATCTATTGCCTTCTGGAGTTATGTGCATCTTGAGTCTCGTCCCGTCCAGTTTTTCTTCGGCAATCCATCCGTACGTCTCCCAAATGTTTTCGGGGATGGTATATATCGCTCCACCGCTAGCTTTTGAGGCTTCAATTTGCTCTAAGTCTAGTTCATATTTTTTAATCGTTTTATTCATCTTCCCTCCTATTATATTATAGCCATCATCTTTTATTTGTTCCATCTTATAACATAATATAACATACTAGAATGTTCTGTCAAAACTTCTTTATAATTCGTTTATCTCTCACAACATTTTTTAAATTTTTATTAAAACTAAAAAACCTTCCGCCATCAATTCCAATTATAATTATAGAATTTATGGAGCAATTCTCTTTCTTTACTCCTAACCGACATCATTCGATTAGATTCGTTACCCCTTATCTTTAAGTCATGAGTAACATATTTTGTAAAAGTATTATATAGGCCCCAAACTCCAAGCTTTTTAGTTTCGTCAATCGCTTCGTTCCAGAGTTGCTTCCCGAGCCTCTGCCCTATATTTACATCTTTAAAAAATTGTTCAACTCTTGACTCTGAAGGCTTAATCTTCATCCAATTTCTCCAAATCTCAATCGTAGGGCCAAATTCCTTCATCTTCTCTTTTATTACATCTTCGAATCCATCGGTACTAATGTTTCGAAAATGCCTCATCGATAATCTAGCCATAGCCTTTGGAACAACAAGACCATTTGTGCAAACTAGACGGTTAGCATTCAATTCAAATCCAACTCCAAATTGTAGATTAAAAGAATTAAACGCTCTTAGGCCAAAACTAACTACATCTCCAACGGCAACCTCGGTCTGTAATGCCTGACCATTTCCGATATCATACTGAGCAAACATCACCGAACCATCCCGACAAACATCTATTCTTTTTCTTTTAAGAAACTCCATTGAATCAAAAGTTTCAATTACTGTTCTGTGATGAATAGGAGTATATGAGTTTCCTACTATCCCGAGAACTTTACCAGAATCAGTTCTAACTACCGCCTTTCTGTCTGGAATTTCTTCCCCTCCGTCAACTTTAATTCCCTTTAACTCTACGTCGAAATTCACTTTTTCCATCTTTGACCTCCTTCAATTTGATTATGGCCATAAAATCAACACTATAATCCTAGTTTATTTTTAACCTCATCGATACATTTATCGTACATCTGTTTTGCCTCTTCTATCGAAGGTATTTTATACTTTTTCTGGAAAATTTTACATCTATAAAAACAACCATCTGTGTTTGTACCTTTCTCGGCGAAAGGGCATTTATGATTTTTCCTTTTATATTTTCTTGTAAACATTTGAGGACTTTCATATTTAACTTTACCTATTTTATCAAATTCTTTAGGCCACATTGCTGTTTCTCTGGTAAGGTGTTTATCCTTAGACCAATTAGTTTCCGTTACTTCCCCTGCACACAATCCGACATTAGTTACAGTATGTTTATAGCCTGTTTCTGTGCTATCTTCGAAAAGAATCTTTTCGGTTTTGTCTAAGTCAATCCGAAGTTTCTGAAGTAATTCTAAATATTGTTTATCAGTTAAATATATACTCATCTTCTTCCTTTCATTTGTCTTTCGTGGTATTATAGCCATCATCCATAATATCTATCATTCATCCCTAAATTCGTGATAATGACTATCTGCTTCATTCGGTATTTACCCATGGTCTAGGTCGTATTTCGTCTGAAACCCTCTGTAATCGACTGTGGTCAAGGGTTTCGGGCAATTTAGGGCCTTCTTCCACAAAAGATAACACGCATATAGAAAATAAAATTAATATGGCTATAGCCGGAATTAAATACCATTGTATTGCTATTTTGTCATCTATTAAGTTCATAATCTCTCTTCTTCGTTTTAAATTGCTTAAGGTGTGATTTCTTCATTCCAATTGCTTTCAGCCCATTTTTTATATTCTTCTTCTTTTTTGATTTGATAAATTAATATTTCTTTTATTATTCCAATCGGTCTATAAACGAAACCTGTTTTAGTAACAACTTCGTAATCATTATCGCAATCTTCAAGCCATTTGTTTATATTTTTAAGCTCATTTAGCATATCATCTTTCACCTTGTCTTCGGCTCTTGTGTTCCATGCTTTCATTAATTCTTTTTCAGATAATTTGAAGCTATTAAAACCAACTCCACATTCTTTACAATAGATAAAACTCTCTCCCATAAAATGATTATCTCTTCCTATCGGCTCGTAGTTATATTCTGCTTCTTCTCCGCAAAACGGACATGGTTTAAGTTTTTCTTTATTCATTAGTTACCTCAAGTTCGATTGTTAATAATCCTTTTTCTCCAAGAGTATAAAAGTCTGGAATATGTTTTCTTGTCGGAGAACTTATCTTAGCGCTTACGATGTAGCAACTTCCAGCATCAAAATGTTTTGCAAGAACACTGCTTAACTCTTTTATATTTATTTTTAATGAGGTTACTTTTTGTTCGTTCATTTCACACACTCGGTGTAAAAAATTACTAAATAATAATGCAATATTGCCTTTAAGTTGGAATCAAGTTTTATATTATCTTTTGCTAAACACAAAGCGTAAAATGCAGAATTTCCACCCATATTAGCTGCAATAACATTTGGATGTATGCCCAACCTCTTTGCTGCTGCCTTTCTTACAGTGTAAACATCACCTATTTTTATCTTCATTGTTCACGCTCCTTTATATAGATTAACTAATCAATTCTACAAGGTCTTGCATGTAAATCCAAACTTCATTTAAACCACCACTATGGCCTTCTTCCCATGCCTTTGACCATAGCTTTTCTTTCTTTTCGTTATTTTGAATACTAAGTTCTTTAAAAGCATCTTGCTTAAATTGTTCATTCAATCTATTACCTTCGTCATGATACTTTTGGCGTCCTTCTCTAAATCTAACCATCAACGACTCATAAACCCTTAACGAACTCGTATAATTTCGTGCTTCATTAGATGTATGGCCTCTTTCTAGGAATGGTTTATGAGGTCTATATGGATATTCCATTAAATTTTTATATTTTTCAAAATTCATTTTTCATGCTCCTTTTCTTTTGCGTGTATTATAAATTGGGATTTTCTCATCTTCTTTTTTGTAATACGTTCCATACCATTCCAAGTTATCCGAACAATTATTCTTTCTGTTTTCATCTTTATGTCTTACAAATCTGAGACATTTATTATTCCTTACAAAGGCAATAGCAACTAATCTGTGAACCATAACTCTTGTCCTTTTTCTGTTGTTCCATAAGGCAAGAACTTCATAACCCCGAGCGGAAGTAAATGATTTCATAATCCTTCCCATATCTGTTATCCAGATATTGCCGTCATTAGTTATCCGGTACTTAGGAAACCCTACTATCTTTTTATATCCCGCTCTAGTTAGGTCGTCTTCAAGCATCTTTGTCCTCAAGTCTTTTAATATTCTTATTAATCAATCCGTTTATTCCATTTTAAAATATTAGTTAATCCAAATACATCACCAGATTCAAGGGTGCAACCACAATCAACACAAGATATAATCATACTTTGACCCCTTGTTCCCTTTCTTTCTATTTTTGCCTCTCCTCCGCAAAATGGACAAGGTTTTAATTCTTGCGTACCCTCTTTCCCTTTAATTTCTTTAGGCATTTGATAATCTTCACATTTAATATTCACACAAACCCAATAAGGAGTCATTCTAGTTTCCCCATTAATCGTATTAAAACGTTTTTCAAGACTACAATTACATTCTTCGCATCTAGGTTTAGTCATCTTTCCCTCCTATTATGTTATAGCTATCATCCGTAATTTTAATCATCTATCATCCCTATTCTCTTTGAACGATAATACCTCTTTTTTGAAATATTTTTTAGATTTTAGCAAAAGCTTTTTTCCCTGATAATATGCACGATTATATTCTATCCTCTTCTCTCGCCGGGCATCATCATATTTTTTATAATATTCACGCATTTTTTCTTTATATTCTTTAGTCTTTTTATAAGGATGATTAGACGATTGATGAGAATGCCATTTTCTATATTCATCGGGATATAAATCTTTTTTTCTCTCAATAACTTTTTTTGACGCTTTCTTTTGATATTCTTGTCCATATCTCTTTTTAACGCTACAACTAATGCCTCTGGCGTATAAATCTCGATAATGTTCTTTTTTGTCTTCCTTCGACATTAAGGCTATTCTTATTGTCCCTTGAGCAATATTAAATTTTCTCCCTAAATCTCGTTGCGAAAACTCCCCAGTTGCATATAATAATTTAATGTTATCTATATCTTTTAAAGATAATTTCGCACTTAATTTTTCTTCTCTCTTATATTTAGGATATTTAGGTATCAATGATTATACCAACCTCTCCATTCATAGTGAGCAGGGTCAAAAGGTATCTTCCAACGTCCTCCCCAAGTCAACCCTAAATCTTCTCCCATTTTCCCAAGTTCCAAGTATGGGGCTTCTTCGTAGGCTAAAATTCTTTTCCCATCAGTAAAATATATATCGGCTGCTAGTCCTAATGTATGTTTAGAAATTCTAACAGTAGTCGTGTTCTTCCCTTTCTTATAGAGCTTATCCTGTCGCTCTTGAGTCCTATAAGTTTCTGCTAGTATTATTTTATATTCAGGCCATCGTTTCCTAGCCGTCTCGAGCAACTCTTTTACTCTTTTACTCGCTTCAAACTTCATAGAACTTAATTTCTTTTCATCAGTAGCATTCATAGCAAGTGCCGTCCTAGCGTGCATTGGACTAAGTATTAATGCCAGTAGTATTAATCTCCTTAGTATTAAGTTTTTTGTCATCTTGTCCTCCCTTTGTTTATCTTCTGTAGTATTATAGCTATCATCCATAATATATATCAACTATCATTAATCATTTATAAAAATGTTCAATAGCACTCCATCGGTAAAAGTATATCTCTTGATATTTATAAAATTCATAATCATTGGGAAATCGTTTTATATCTTCTTCTATTTCTAAGGCTATCTCGCATCTTTTAAAAAACGTTCTTTTACTTATTTTTTTAGCCTCATCGATAATCTTTTCGAGCTTTTCCATCTCTCTGAAAGGGTTATCTACACAAGTTCCTATAAGTGTCTTCTTTTCCATATTAATATCTTCCCGTTCTCATTACAAAATCTCTTTCAGTTTCACTTGTTCCTCTTCCATTCAAGGCCTCTTGTATAATTGTTTTAGAATATTTTTGTTCTAACTGTCCGTGTTTCATTTTCTTAGCTTCTTTTCTGACCTTTCGGAGAACATTTTCATAGGAAATATTTTCATCAATCTGTGTATAAAATCTATCTTTTACTCTTCTAATCCTATTCATATCCATTATTTTTCTCCCCTTTATTCATGTTGTTTTTGTTCCTATAATATAATATAACATATTATAATATACTGTCAAGAGAAGAATTTTCGATATTTTAAAAAAAATTTCAAAGGCAAAAGGGAAGAAAAAAAACGCTTCATCTATATTTTACACTTAGCCTAAAGCTTAATGCGTATAAATGAAGCGTTATATTTAATTTATTATATTTTAGTCTATTACATTAAATTCAAGAGTGAGGCCTTCCCTTTTAGCCCCTTGAGATAAGTCTATTGTTACTTTTCCTTGATACTCTCCTACCTGAGCCAACTCGCCATCTTTAAATTCATAAAGAGCTTGACCCAAAGCTTCGTCTGTTATTTTACATTCACCTCCACCTATTCTCTTATTTGTATCTTTTGATATAAAATCAAAAATTACCTTCGAGCCTATAAGTGGAATTTCTTTTTCGTTTGTCCTAATCTTAAAGAGAATAGGTGTTCCATAATCATTTTTCTTTAAAACAATCATAATCTGACCTCCATTTATTTTATTATCTTCCTATCTTAACTTCTCCTACTTCGTCCAACCAAAAATCTGAAACAAACCAGCCCTGTTTCTCTATAGGAATTTTAGTCTCGGGCCAAGTTAAAATAGCTTTTCCCTTTTTATCTGTAGAAACTGTCCCTTTTGGAATTAAAACTATCGCCCCTTTAGGAACATTAAAAATATCCGATTTCTCAATAGGATATAATCTTACTTCTTTTCGTAATAAACTACAACCGCTTTGACTTACCAAAAGCACGATTAATACGAGAAGGGTCCCGAGAGTCAATCCCTTTTTCAATATCATCTTTGACCTCCTTTCTCATTTTTGTTCTTTTCTTTATTTTATCTAAAAATAATGTTAAAAGTTTACCTGATAATTTTATAAACCCTAAAATTGAAGCCCACATAAGTCACCTCTTTGTAAAATGTCGCAGAGGGGCAGATAATCTCTAGGTGCGAACTAGAGCGAAAGGAGGTCACTTCCGTCCACCCCTCCACTTGTTACGTTAAATTGTCCATCCCATTCCTAACAACCATCGTTTAATTTTTTCTACAAAATTATTGACAATATCATAATATTTATTTAAAAATGCTATGACTTTCTCGTCAATATCCGTCCAAAAGAAAACTACTTCACAGATTCTAGTCAATCCCACCAAAATTTCTTTTATGATAGGAAGGACAACCTGAATTATCCCCAAGACGACAGGAATTAAATTTTTTATTTTTGTTATCATTTTAATCACTTCAACCACCTCCTCTTAATTTTATGTTATTTAACGCTATTTCAACCTCTTCCAAATTATTCTTTTTGATAACCATTAATGCGGCCAAGAGTTTCAATCATTTGCTTATGTTCTTCTCTTACATATCTAGAGGCCTCAGAAGATGAAGCTTCGTGGGTATCTATTTTCTGCCACAGCTTGTCAAAGCCTGTTTCCATCTTAGAAGCTACTTTGTCCAGAGTCTCACCAACTTTTTCTATTTTGCTTACGGTTCTAATGACAAAATACTTTATCATCCAGATAAAAAGACCAGTCATCACTATGGTCAAAAAAGCTCCTACTCCATATTTTACATATAATTCCACAATTTCTATGGATATCATCTTTGCTCCTCTCTTACGATTTCATCGGAATCTACTATAGCGGAAGCTATATACGGTTCTTTTGAAATGTTCTTAGCAAAAAGACCCTGTGATAAAATTTTGGGTTTCTGCTTATTAAGATTAACCACTTCTTCCTTCTTCCTTTTAACTAACCTATTCTTGACGATTTTATATGCTTTAATGTTATCCCAATCTTTTACAATAGCTATGGGAATAAAAAACTCCGTTAAACCATGATTCTTTATTTTCCAAAAATTAGATATCTTAGCCGTATCATTCGGAAATCTACGGCTCAAATATTTTTCATCCGTAAACATAAACTGAACATCGCCATTTTTGTCATATCCTAATAACATTTTTATCCTTTTAAATCTTTTGCAAACACAGCAAAATCAACCTTATTGATTCTAGAAATAGCATATATTTTTTTATAAACCGAAGCCGAACGGTCATAAATATATAAAATTAAAGCAGCAAATATCCTTATCGTATCAAGTTCGGTCTGCCCCATTTTATCCCAAAACGCTATGCCATGTTGATTAAATATTGTATCTTTAGCGAACTCGGGAGTAAATACGCTCATAGTTCCATCAGCAATATTATGTTCATAATACGTTAAAGCAGTATTAACATATCTAAATAAGCCCCATTGTTCTGGGCTTAGTCCTCCCCCAACCCATAAATATGATGTTGTCGAATTCCACTCTCTAACATTCGCTAAAACTCCAACACTATTTTCATTAAAATCGGCTAAGCCCGGTAACTTAACATTTACGCCAAAAGTATTATCAGGCCATAAAGCATTAGGGATGAGGGATAGACCTGCACTTACGATATTAGAGACATTAGGTCTAAGTTGAACAACGTTCCCCTGTGCATCACTAATCTTTAGTCCATAAGGCATTATGATATCCCCGCATAATTTTTTAAATAAACAACATAATCCACTTCACTAACTCCATTAGAGCCTATTGAGTTTACATTCTTAACCCCTCCGGCCAAAGGGGTATAATTTATTCCTTCTATTTTAACTTCTTTGCTTGCATCTCCCCAATATGTTCTAAATTTTCCGTTTTGCGTTCTTTGAGCGTATGCCCAAAAATATCTAGTAAAAGTCCAAGTAGCGGGATTCAATCTTATCCATCCAAGCCCTCCGGTAATAAAAGATATAGTAAAGCTAAACGGCCAACTAGCCTGCAATAAACCACCCAAAAATTCACCGCTTCCTTTTAGCACGAACCTCAAAGCATCTGTGGTTACAAGAACCGTATCAGGGCAAGCCCAAGTTCCGCTAACAGCCCCTTCTGCAGTCGAATCCGTAACGTTCCATCCCGCATCATTATAAGCTACATCCGAAGCTAATAAGTCTTCAGTTCCATCTGAATGAACAATATAAATATCAAACGTACTAATAGGGCCCTTCCAAAAAACATTCATCCACCATCCGCCATAATCTATGTAAGGGCACGTAATTTCATAATTATTTTCGGCTGACCCTTGAACGGTACTCAAAGAATATCCTGATTTATTATTTACAGATATATTTTCATACCTTGCGTATAGAGCAGTCGTAGCAGGGGTGGCAGGAGTAGTTTTTAAAAATGAATAATACATAGAAGCAAATAATCTTATCTTTGATGTTTCTACTTCGTTTCTATCCCACCCGACTAATAAACCAGAACTTAAAATCGAGTCCCAAGTAAGCTGATTGCCGGGCGTCATCGCTCCCGCCGTCCAAGCCGTCATTACTCCTGTATCTACATTTTTCTCGTAATACGTAATAGCACTATCACCAAAAAAGCTTCCCCAAAATTTATTTCCCCCATCATAGGCTAAAATATTTACTTTAGCTTTCCAATCAAAATCTCTTACCTGACATAAAACCCCAATATAATCAGAATTTATTTGCTCTAATACAGGTAAATCAATTTCAGCCCCGTAAGTCCCATCAGCGTTTAAACCCACAGGCAAAGAAACAGTTCCCGAGGCTACAATCGTCGCAACATCTGGGATAAGAAAAGAATTATTACCTAACCCATCGCTCACTAATAATCCATAATCTGTAGGACTAAAAATATAAACTAATCCCAAATAGGCCGTAACGGAAATCGCTCCGCCAGTAGCCTTAAAATAAATCTTTAACTTATATGCTCCCGAAGGAGCCGTCAACTCATCAGAATGAAGGGTATAATTTTGGACTGCCGACATCGTATCAATAACAATTTCAGACCCTACTTGGACATCAGAATCATCATACCAAAAAGCAGATAATTGACCCCCTCCCCCTACAGCGCATAATATTATTTTAACCCAAGCCCCTAACTTAAACTTCAATCCTTGCACGTTATATCCAAAGTCTACAGTCTGAGCAGTTCCTATATTTCCGTCGACCGTCTTAGCTAATCGTCTACAATGGTCACGAATATAAGCATTAGAATATGAATAAACATATTGAGCAGTATTAGTAGGATAACCACCGCCCTCCCAAACAGTATTCCAGTCAGATGCAGTTAAAAAATCTGGATTTTTTATTAAATTAACTACACTCATTAAGAAACCCCCAATGAAACATTCTCATTAACAGCTATTCCGTCTAGTCCAATCTCGATATACTTTGGTTGCGGATTATAATGTTTAATGAATACAGAATAATCTATTTTAGAAACTCCTTTGTTTCCTATCGAATAAACTTTTTTATAAACTCCAGCACTTGAATCATAAATTAAATAACACATTCCCGCAAAAAGTCTCACCTGAGTAAAGGTCGTCTGACCCATTATATCCCAAAAGGCTACAGGGAACATTGAGGCGATATAATCAAATGTAGTGGCATCTCCATTAGTTAAATTTCCCGCCGTCCAAGCCGTCATTTGCCCGTTCGCTTTATTATGCTCATAATAATTTTCACTTGAATCCATATAAGCAATAGCTTGAGGATAGACGCTTACTAAAAGCTCAATATTCGTTATCGCATAAGTAAACTCAACAGGAAACAATAAAACTCCAACATCCGCTAAAGGAACAGCACCTAAATCTGAAAGAGCTATGTCTGTTCCATAAGTCCCGTCTACATTTAAAGCGTTAGGCATCGTAACCCTTCCCGCACTAAAAATCGTAGAAACATCTGCAGTTAAAATGGTGAACAAATTTTCATCAACAGGACTTATAATTTTAACTCCATAAACCTTTATATCTAAAGTGACACTCTCGCTTACTATAATAGTTTCGCTTCTATCTAAAACTTCTCTTTCTACTTCGTCTACGTCAATTAAAATAATATAATCATATGCAAATATCGCTAAAGCGCTTATTTCGTTTTCTTCAGCAATCGATATAGATTCATATAATAATGGTAAATCCATTAGCTAACATCTCCTAAAACTACAACTAGATTTCCGCCCGCATCATAAATCTTTAAAGAGTCTCCAGACATTTCAACTCTTGGATTAGTCGCTGAAGTTCTAATCGTAAAACCTGTTAATGTTCCTACGTTTATTTTATCCGCATTCAAATTTAAAATTTTAGCAGACGTAATAATAGCATCCTTAATCTGAGCCGAAAGAGTTATTAATTCTCCTGTATAAAGTTTCCCTGCGGTAACAGCTTCGGCTGCTATTTTGCCCTCGGTAACAGCTAAATCTGCTAGTTTATCTGTAGTTATTGAGCCATCTTCTATCAAAAATTCGGAAAGAGGGTCAAAACTAATAGTCTTTTCAGAGGAGAAAGAACCCGCTCCGTAAGTATCTACCCCTCGAACCTTGAAAAAAGCTCTATCAGTTAATGCAAATTCATCCCCTACATCAGGCGTTCCAGAAGGCCAAGATGCTACAGTAACCTTTCCCGTAGAATCGTCGTAAGCCGTCGCTATAGCTACTTGGTCTTTATATGTTCCTGAAGTTTGTCTAACATAATCATGCTTAAACTCATCTGTTCCTGAGCCTATTAATTCAGCATCCGTAATACTAGTCGCATCTACTGCATCAGCTTCGGCGTTCACAGATGTTTTTCCTTGAATGTTAGCTTGAGTACCTTTAACTTTTTTTACAAGAAATTCTTCCCCGGCCCAAGCCCCAGTTTCCGATTGATAGACTTCGTAATATTGAAGGTCAACATCTGCCGAATCGCCCCAATCAAGGGTAGCCATCCCGAACCAAACAGTATCGGTGACGGTAGGAGCTGCAGGCGCAGAATTAGTTGGAGTAACATTCTGGGCCGTAGCCGAATAACTTCCACTTGTATTATAGGACTTAATGTAAATCGTGCCGGGCGTTCTCGAGGCGGGCTGATAAGTATAACTATTTACCAAGCCTCGATAGATTAAATCAGCACTATCTACTCCCCAACTATTATCAGCACTTCTTATTTCATATCCCGCTAAATCATTATTAGTTATTTTATCCCAAGTAAGTTCTAAATCATCATCAAAATTAGAGGCGAAATTTGCTACATCTGAAGGGATAGCGGGCAAACCTGATAAAGTAATATCATCATAAGGACTAGCACTTAGTTGATTTTCTTCTCCGTTGACGGTAATGGTAACAACTCTTACATAATATTTATTCCCTGATTTCAAATCCCCTTGAATCCTAAAATGAATATCATTAGATTCCCCTCTAAGGGCCCAGTTTAAATTGTCTTCGGATATATAAATTTTAACATGGTCGAATTGTCTAATAGCGTCTGTCATAGCAGGTTTATACCACCATACATCTATAGCTTCCTCTATAGTTCCATCGGGCATAGTCGCTAATCTTTCAGTAAGAGCTAAATCGGACACATTAGGAATTGTTAAATCAAGAGCAGAATACTTTGTATCAGGAATATCTACGGCTGTATCATCATAAATATCACTTTCATATTCAGTTCCAGTAACGTTTACGCCAAAGTCTCTATCTCGACCCATAGAAATAATACGAAAATCTTTTTTAGGAGCAGTTGATATACCGAAAGCATATGTATCATAAATCTGTGGGGCTTGAGAAAAGGCATCTCCTACAACTTCTATTATGCTCGTCGTTCCCACGCCCGTACTTACAACCTTTTCCTCAATCGTATCATCAGCAAATTGAACAAGTAAATGATAAGTTCCAGCAGCTAAAGTAACATTTCTATCTAAAACAACTTTGGTCGTAGTGGATGAGCCTTTAACCCTACCCGAATATCCCCATTGAGTAACGTCGTGAGAAAAAGAAATTAAATCACCAGCTTGACAAGCTACCGCATCTATGCCAGCCCCAAAAGATATAGTTTTGTTAATATATTTAGATTGCTTTAAAATATATCTAGCTTCCCTTAAAGCATAAGAAGACTTTGTAGTAAATATTTTAATAGTCCTTTTCCTCAATGGGTCTCCGGCAGTAAGGGCTACTTCGTCTATATAAGATATAGTCTCCTGTTTATAATCTTTTTCCTTGTCTAAAAACTGAACATCTATTACGTTAGGCTTATCTTTGATAGATTTCCAAGACTGACTAAAACTACCTTTCTGAACATTTCCCATTGTGAATAACTGAACGGCTGTATCAGGCTTATCTATTCTTACATTAATAGTTCCATTAGAATAAAAAGGTAAACCTCTAAAGGTAACACATAATTGAGAAATTAAATCCAAGGCTCTCGTAACGCTATCCAGAACTACATCTAATCTATATCTCTTTTCATAGCCTCCGGCTCCGTCGTCAATTTTTTCTTCGCAGACCTTAGACATCTCCACCGAAAGAGAAGCGTTTATCATATTTGTATCAATAAATTCTCCAAGTCCGAATCTTGTGTTTACCATTAAATCTTTTAAGCACCAAATCGGATTAGCGCAATATTGCTCTTCATAAGTTACCCCATCCCAAGTCAAAGCAGCTCCGCTTGCAAGAAGTTTATACTCAGCAGTAGAAGAATCATAATAATAATCCGCCCAATCTACATGAGTAGCGCCATTCATAACTTTAGGGCAAGATATCTTTTTTCCTTTTACAACGCAAGTAAAATTAGGCATACCTCCTGATAACTGGTCATCCGCTAAAGCTTCGACGCCTAATAAAGCTGTATTAGGATATCTAAAATCATCTGTCTTAATCTCATCTAATTGATTCCAAGTTAAATCTCCTTGTTTTATCGGACTAAGCTGAGAATCATCAGAAATTCTAGTTACCTTTATATCGTATTGTCCAGCAGTTAATCCTGTTTTGCGATAAACTCTTTTAACTACTGCCCGTGATTTAGCCGTGATAGTTGTCTCACCTAAATTCGTGTATGAAGGGTCAGCGTGAAGTTTGTATTCAACCTTATAGGTAACAGCCCAATCGAGAATATTTCCAGTAGCATCTTGCTGAAAGAGCCCGCTAGATAAGGCTAAATGAATTCCAAAAGATTCTACATCTGAGTCGATAGTCGTATAAACATGAGGATTATCTTTAGTCAAAGAAACAGTAACATCATAAAGATTATGGGCGTCTTCGAAGTTGGATATTACGGTCTGGTCATTTGTCCCCATCCGTTCATAAGTAGTAACATTATCAAAATTTGCGATTGGATTATCTTTTATCTTAACAGAGGCTATTTCTTCAATTTCCCCTTCTGCTAAAGCGAGCAAAACATTAAGATAATTCTTATCCCCATCATTTCTTATAAATGCATTTATAATATTTCCGCCAACTTTATGTTCTCCATAAATAACGGGGACGGTTCCGCCAACATCTTGGGTCGTTTGGATACCATTCCAACTATAAGTAGGTGAACCATCATCAATCCCTATTCCTAGAGTGTCATAACTAGCAGCTCTCGGAACTTGAAAAGCCGAATAAACTGTATAAGCGAACATCGCTGCTTGAGCTACACCCCATAGCAAACTTCCCCCGCCAAGCCAAACAAGAAACGTACTGATAGGCTCTTTAATTTTAGGAGTTATAATTATTTCATCATCATCGTTTACACCAGCATTCAAGTCGTCGACAATTTTCCCAGATACAATAATTTTATATTCAAGAAAAGGGTCTTCAGTAAGCAGGGCCAAAGATTCATTTATATAATCTTTAATAGACTTATCTAGAAAATAAGGCAGTTCATAAGAACTTCTGCCAGCTTCTTCCATTACATTTGGTATAAATTTAAGTATAACAGACATCAAAAACTCCTATTATAGATTATCTTCATTAAGACCATCCTCGTACCGATAAATACCTGTTAATCTCTGCTTCCAAACATTTCTCAATCTCGTTATTATAACCCCGACTGAACTCCCTTGAATAAATTCATCATTACTTAAATACACTCCTGCATGATAAGTCCTTCCGTTACCGTCGGAGAATAAAAGAATATCTAAAAATTTAGGGGTCGTTTGTTTAACCCATTTCTTATAATAATGTTCTACAAAATAATCTTTTCCATTTTTCGCCCAATCTTTTTCATAATTCATATCAAATAATTCAATATTTTTAATCTCTCTATAAATTAAAATAGGAAGCCCCCAACAATCAAGTCCGTCTAGGGTTCTTCCCAAGTGCTTATAAGGTATTCCAAGATATTTTGTTCTGACCTCTATTTCTTTTGTCATAACTTTTAACCTATTACTATACGTTTTGACGGGATAGAAGGAAATCCTCCAAATCGTTCTGAATTGGCTAGTACCCTACATCTCGCCAAAGTTTTATTGCATTCTGTTTCCCCTGCCGAATACCCACACTCAGTAGATTTAAACTTCCAATTACAAAAATTTCTTGAATATTTTCTGGTAGGCAACCCTATTCCCAATATATCAAATTTACTTGTCAAGAGAAAAGACGCATTATCTTGATTACTAGAATAACTATCTATATAATAAGTATCAGTTATATTTGCATCTGCGTCGTCTAATTTATCGGCAAATATCTGAATAATGGATACTTTTTTCCCTCTCCAATCATAATCTTCAAGATAAGCTTGAACAAGCCGAGAAGCGTTGCCGAGTTTAATGCTAACACTATCTATTTCTCCAGTAGTGTTCTCTCCTATCGTCTCGTGAGTAATAGGACATTTTACATATGCTTGGCCAGAGTAGACAATAGATGTTTTATGATTAGTGTAATAAAGATTATTACTAGCTCCATCCCAATCATATATTATATATAGGAAGATAGGCTGATTCGCTTCGGCATTTTTTCTAGTTATAAAATCTGAACTTGGTGTTCTCATTATGCAGGCGCTCCTATCGTATCATCTTCTACTATGGATATACCATCATTTACATCTATCCTCGCTAGAATTTCGAACAACCCTACATCTTCCGCTACCGAAACAGCATCATTTATCCCTAATTCTATAATAGGGTCATACATCGAAATAGATTCTATCATCGATATAGATTCATAAACAGGGCCTACTTCGACGGTAATGTCAAAAAGGTTAGCATATTCAGAAATTGATACTGATTCATACTCATTAAGCCATAGAGCCATATCAAACATTTCATTATATTCTGAAATGGCTATATCTTCGTTTACGTCTATTACGCAATAAGCTCCAAAAGGAAATTCAAGACCTAAAGAAACTCTCATTCTAAATGTATTATATGCAATTCTCTCCCTAGACATTGTTGATTCTTTAAATCTAACGTCATATAATTTTCCATCTAAAGGATTTGTAAATTTAAAAGCTTCATATTTACCATTTCTTGCTTTAAAAAAGTCCAAAATATCTTGAGACTCAGTCAAAGTTAATGGAAAGAAATTTAAAACAAAGGCCATATGGTCTTGTTCGTTTATAAGTCTATATTGCTTATCTCCATTTTCGAACACAGTTTCTTGAACGTCATAACCCGTTTCGTCCGTGAATGGATAATTTCTTGTAAACTGACCGAAATCCACTAAGGAAGCCATTTATCTACCCTCCGTCATAAAAGTTTTTCTGGTCGAACCTGACCTCGCCATATCCTCATTAATAACATTTACTATAACGCCTTTACCTTCCCTCGCCATAATGGCAGGTATCATTTTCTTATCAAATACACTTATAATAGTAATCGATTGACCATTACCTCCCACTTCGTGCTTAGGAACGACTTGCTCTCCTCTATGCAAATAATATGCACCTTCGCTCGGGATTGAATCAATCCCTCCCTGAGCTCTTGCCATTCCCGTTGTAGCTATCGTTCCCGTTGGAAGAGACCCTGCATTCGAGGCTACACTTGCTGTACCACCCCACCCAAACAGACTTGCAAGCCCCGATACAGCTTTAGCCCACATGGCTTTAGCCACCATATCAGCCAACATTTTAGCGAATGAAGCTCTTATAGAATTAGCAAAAGCGTTAAAATATTCTGAAGCACTCTTTAATTCTCCGCTAAAAACATCAAAAAATACACCCTGTAAAGTGTCACTCATCCCTCTAGCTACATCCTCTATTACTCTCGGCATCTCTCCAAAAACATCATTGGCATCTTCAGACATTTTGAGATATCCCGCTCCAATGCTATCCATTTTATCATTCCATTCCTTTAACGCATCATTAGTTCCTTCCTGTTTCGATAGCCAAAGTTCGTGCAGTTTATCTAATTGAATTTCAAGATTAGTAATTTCTTGTTCTTGCAATCCCTCTATATCTCGAAGGGCCTGTTTTCTATTTTCAATATCTTGAGCATAAGCCCACCGCTTAAACTCTATTTCGGACATAACAAGTTCGTTGGTGTCATATTGAATCTTTTTCTGCTCATTCAAAAATTCAACCGTTAATCTCTGCTTTTCTACAATAGCTTTATATTCTTCTTTGTGCGCACTTATAACTTCTTGCTGCAATTTAAGCTGTTTTAATATGGATTTAGTAATAAGGTCTCTAACCTTCCTATCCTTATCATTTTCGTCATTCTGTTTTTTATATAATTCAACCATTTCTAAAATTGTTTCAGAATGCTTCTTCTCCGCATCAGTTAATCCTTTTATTTTTAGAGTAGTTAAGGCTAAATGCTGCCAAAGTTCCACAAAAGTTTTATCCGCTTTCTCCATAGATTCTGTAGCATCAGCTTGAGCCTTTTTAAGTGCCTCCCAAGCTATAACCACCTCTTTTACGGCCAGAACTATAGCGATAATAGCTGCAGCAACAAGAGCAGCTTGACCGATAAAAAGTAAAAAGACTCCTTTGCTTAATGTAAAGACAAGAGCCAAACTAACCATAGCTGTTTTAACCTTCAAGGCAGCTAGAGCCACTAACCCGAGAGCCTGAGAGAAGCCTACCATTAACGGAGCTAGAGGGCCTAAGACTAAAGCCACCGTCCCTAAAGCTATTGCCAATAAGCCAAGAATTCCTGTAAGGTAAACAACATATTTTGATAAAATAGGAAATTCTTTCATCCACGATTTTATCCCTCTTAATCCATCAGCTAGAGACTGAACTAATTTAGTCAATACAGGCAATAATTTATTTCCAACTTCTATTTGAACACTTTGAAAGGCTGACATTAAAAGTTTTAACTGATTATTGAAAGATTGTAACTGAACCTTCGCTACTCGTTCCGCCTCTCCACCAGAATTTTTTAACGCTTCGGTAAGGTCAGTTATTCCTTCATAAGCAGCCTTTCCGCTTGCGTCAACACCTAATAGGGCCGTCATTAATGGACCCGCTCTTGTTCCAAATAATTCCATTGTTTGAGCATTGGATATTCCCGCTCGGTCAAGATTTCTAAGAACCCCTACCAAGCCGTAGGCGGTTGTATCAACATCTGAAAACTTCATGTTAAGCTCACCTAAAATTTCCTTTAATTTAGCTGATGGTTTCATCAACTCAGCCAAAGCTCTCCTTAAAGCCGTTCCAGCCATTGATGCGGGAAACCCTAAATCATAAATCTTACCAAGAGCTGCAGCCGTCTCTTCTAGCGATATATTAGCAGCCTTTGCTATCGGAGCAATATAAGACATTGAATCCTTAAGCTTATTAATCGTAGCTGCTGAACTTCCTATAGCCTTAGTGAAAACATCTGCCACTCTTTGCGTTTCATTTATTTGCAATCCGAAAGCTCTAACCGTAGACGTTACTGTTTCCGTCGCTGTCGTTAAATCTGCCTGCGTAGCTGCAGCCAAATCAAGCAAAGGCTGTAATTCTGCGATGGACATTTCGGCAGGCCTGAAACCCTTAGATGCTAAATCATACATAGCACTAGCTGCTTCACTAGCCGTAAATACAGTTGTTTCTCCTAAAGTCGTAGCAAGACCTTCCATAGATATTTTTGCTTTATCTAATTCCTCTCCCAGATACCCCGTAACAGACGCAGCATTTAAAATAGCTGACTGGAATTGAGCTGCCTCTTTGACTGCCATTCCAAGACCTATGGTGGCTGCAGCCCCCATAGCCAAAAAGCTCGCACCCATAGTCCTTAAAAGAGCACTATTTTTAGTGGCAAATCCTTTAATTTGGCCGGAAGCCGTTAATAGCCCCGCCTGAAGGCCTCTTACGTCTGCTCCCATTTTGACCATTAATGATGCGAATGGATTCATTTTTTATCCTTTATTATCGTTCTATCTATTCCGAACGAGTCTAAATTTTGACTATTTTCCCCTTTATTCATTTTCGATTCTTCTTTTTTTCTCATTCTTTCTTCCTCGAAATTTGTGACAACTAATACCGCCGAGTTAAAGCAAAATTCATATATGCTCATCTCTAAAACTTGATACGGAGTTATTCCGTATTTCTTAGCAACAGCATCAACTACAATCACTAAATCCCTATTCTTAAAAAAAATTTCTAAACTATCATCCATTTAATTTTCCTGAAATTACTTTTATAAGAAACATTTGGTCGGCCTCAGTAAGTTCAGCATATATTAAATGCGTTTCTTTTTTCTCCTCATTATATTTAAGAATTACTGGAGGTTCAATTATGCCTTGTTCAACGGTTATGCTAAGAAATTTTTCAAATAGTTCAAAGTTCTTCTTAGCTTCGGGTGATTCTGAATCAGTTACCCTTCCGGCATTAAGCTCTGCGATAAACTTAAAAAACTCATTAGGAATATCGGCTAATCCATTTTGGATATAATCCATTACACTCAAAGTCTTGACTTTAAACTTAGAACCCGAAGGAAGAGTTACTTCCTTCGGCTTTCCTATATTCTTTCTATATTCTTCTACAGTATTCATACCGTTACCAGACATAATTGACCTCCCATTTTTTTTAAATGACTGATTATTCAGTCATCGTGTCTACTATTGCTCCGTACTCTTTACCTGCAGCTAAATCAACATCAGGAAGTATTCTGAATGTTACAGGGATTACAGTTAATGCATCTTTCTGTAAAGGCATATCCCCAACTTCCCAAATAACTGCTTTATGACAAGTGAAAGTTCTGTCATAACCTTCAGGAGATTTACCTGTAAAGGCCAAGGAATACTCCACTACATCTGCGTTCATACCCCAAGAAAGAGTTCTTGTAGGCGAAGACTCCACAACCGATTCAGTTTGCTCCCAAACTATTTTAAGATTCGCCAAAGTAGCTTCAGCTAGATTAGTTTGGACTTCAAATGATTCTCTTATTTTATGGACTCCAACCGCAGCATAACTTTGGTCTACTTCTTTATCCATCCTGTCACAATTTTTTACAACCGTAACTCCACCGGAAGTATAACCAATGCTAGTACCGTTTACCGTCATTACTCCTACACCTATCAAAACATTAGTCGCTACATAATTACCCATCGTTCAACCCTCCTTTAATTTTTACCAATCTCTTTTTCGCTTCCTTGTAGGGGCTACTTCAGAATCCCCTACAATAGCATCTTGTCTTGCTATAAGCTGAAACCTCAAAACTCTCTCATAACTTTTTTGTTCATCATTCCAATACGTAGATATGAGGTCGCCTGTATATGAACAATCATACACAAAAGTTTCTTCACTTACATCTAAATCAGACCCATCAAGCAATAAGATAAGCCTTTCGGCCATATCGTCTATATTTAGGTCATTATCTCTATCGTAAACCCTGACTATCAGGGGTATCGTTCTTATTTGAGGAGTAAAATCTGTAGTCGCCATCGCTGTCTGCATATAAAATATTATAAGCTTGCTCCAGCTTCCAACAGGCGAATAGGCTCTCCTCATATTTTTTTTCGTTTCAGTATATTCTACCATTTTGCATAAATCTTGGTCATTTTTCAAAATATTGATTATGCCTTTATATATATTTTTCACAATCGACTCCTAACGGCCATTGATATTTGAATCTTAAAATAAGCTAAAGCTTCTCTTCCCACTTCCATAAGAGCGGGATAAAGAAATCCACCATCCGGCAAAGACTCTACGTGAGGAGCATAAGGAACATCTGTTCCTATGAAGCCTTCTATTTCAAAATTCCCCTTCCATTTAGCCTTTGATTTTATATTTCTCCTCAAGTTACCAGTTTTAATATGCATTACATGACCATGTTGACCTGAAATATTCTCTTTAGCTCTTGTCGCTACTATAGCTGACGCTCTACCCATAGCCCTCAAAGCCTCGTCTCGAACTACTTGGTCAAGAAGCTTTAACTTAACTAATGCCTTAGGGACGCCTGAGATTACAAAATCTACTTTCATTATATATCAATCCTCGATAATAAGCCCTCTAAATGATGTACCTTTTGATGGGTTCTAGCTGCCTTTAAAAATACTACCATATAAGTTTGACCCGCCTTATCTTCTTTTACCTTGTCTCCTACCTTAATGTCGACGAATTTATCACACATCATTTTCATCGAAACAATATAATTTTTGCCTTCTACCGAAAACGTAAAAGGCTGTCCTCTAGTCCCATAAATCCGACAAACAACATTCCAATTCTTTTTATCCCATTCAGAAGTCACCCCTCCGAAATCATCACCCTCGGTTGAACGACGATAAATCGTAATGGTATTATTCAAAAATCTTTTCAAATCAAGAGACGCCATAACCTAACCAATTATTTTGATATTGTTTAACAATTAAATCTAACTCTTTATCCGCAAGCTGATTCTCATTTACATCAAATAATATCTTCGTTGAGTAATCACCTATTTTTTCTGTTGCATTCTTTTCGTCAAAGAAACCTTTTTCTAAAATCTTTTGAATTAATCTTCCCTGTAAATATTCTATGGGAGTAGGAACAGTCTCCCATCCCCAGACTGCATAAATTCCTATATTATAAAGACCCAAAGGAAAGACTTCTGGATATAGTCTCCCTCTCGATACAGCAGAAGTAAATAAATTCCAAGTAATAAATTTTTTCTTGGCCGTAAAATTCGAAGCCGTATAGTCTACATATCCTGTAGTAGAAGAATATATTCTTATCTTTTCAAGAGTGACTAATTTTTTCGGCATAAAAACTGTATCTTTTCCCGTTCCAGATATCTTCTTCTCTACATAAGCCGAAGCTGTCCCCTCCTGAGAAAATGGTTGTCCGCAAAGATTATCTATAATAACCTTTGTCAAGTCCTGTAAAACCCCTAAATAAGTATCATCAGCTTCTTGTTCGCTAATGTTATAAGGGTCTACCCTTAATTTTGCTTTTGTAATGTACTCGTTCGCCATTATGCCCTCACTTTTACGAAGATTTTATCTTCATAGATATGACCACCAGAAGTAGTCGTTAAAAATGTAACCCAATACTCGGCTCCGTCAGCTCCTCCTTTGACCACCTGAGAAACTTTAGTAGCCTCTACTACGGGCGAGCCATCAACAACAAGCCCGCCAGAAGGACTTATGGATACCGTGCAAGAGGCTAGGGTTGCGCCCTCCGTTAAATCTGGGCTTATATATTCAAACCCTATAGAAAATTGTTCATTAGGCTTCTTTACTACTATTGGAATTTTCATATTCTCGCTCCTTGATATTCTATTTCAGTATCAGTTTTATCCGCCGTAAATATCCGCTTTCTAGGAGTAGCCGTAAACAGTAACGGGAATAAATCCCAATAGACTACACTTTCAAAAATATCCTCTTCTACAACAATTATATCATAAACTATCCCTAATTCTATAATAGGGTCATACAGCTCCGCATCTTCGGTTATAGATATAGAGTCGGAGGAATTAACTTCAATTTGAATATATGCTTCTATGCTTTCAGAAATAGAAACATTATCAAAAATCTCTACATCAGCCTTTGTCACGATAGAAGCGTATTCATTAATGGCTATATCTTCGACGGCAGATAACTCAACGATAATATCCCAAACTGTAGCTGCTTCTATTATAGATATTAAATCATATATATTTACATTAAGGTATGTCGAGTATAATCCAACGTCTTCGCCTGTAGAGATATTGTCTAAAACCTCTATATCTAACCCAAAATAAATAGATGCGTTTTCTATTAAAGATATATTTTCAATAGCCTCTAACTCTACGCTAATATCTAATAAAAGGACATATTCACTTATGCTGATATTATCAGCTATGCTAATATCTACATCTACATTTCCATTAATATTTTCGGTTATCGTTATCCCTTCAAAAACTAAAGGAATGTCTATCTCAATATCCCATATATTAATATTTTCGGCTAAAGATATAGAATCAAATGCATCGATATTTGCATCTAGCTCAAATTGACTTATATATTCTGAGATGATAATGCCATCATAAACTAAAGGAACGTCTATTTCGATATCCCATATATTAATATTTTCGGTAAGAAATACGGAATCAAATACATTAAAATTAGTTTCAATCTCAAACTTCTCCACAGCCTCAACGATTGAAATATTATCATAAACAATAGGCAAATCTATGATAATATCCCACATATTTATGTATTCAGTTATAGAGATATTATCATTTACGATTGCATCAAGTTCATAATAAAAATTAACGCTTTCAGCAAGAATTATTTCTTCATAGACTATTCCCAATTCTACTATAGGGTCATATATACTAGCGAATTCTGTTATATTAACACTCTCTATTACATTTAATTCTATATTTATATCCGCATTAACATTTTCCAAGATAGATATATTATCAAAGGCCACAGGTAAATCAATTTCAATATCTAATAAATCAGTATATTCAGCTATTAAAATATTTTCATTTACTTCAATATATATAAGAATCTCAAAATCAATATTTTCTAATACCGTTATTCCGTCATAAATGCTTAAATTAAAAATATAATCAAATTTTATAGATTCCGATATAGACATTTCTTCGTAGACATTAAGAGCTTCAAATATATAATCAGTTTCTATATTTTCAGTTATAGTTATTTCATCATAAATAACTGGCAGGTTAATCTCTATATCGAGCAAATTTGTATATTCTGCTATAGAAATAGCGTCGCTAATATTTATATATGTAAGAATATTAAAACTTGCATCTTCGAATATCGCTATGTTTTCATAACTAATAGGTAAATTAATTTCAATATCCCATAAATTAACATATTCGGCTACCCCAATAGAATCTAATACATCTATTTCGACCACCAAGTCAACATCACCTTCGTCTACTATAGCTATCTCATCATAAATATTAAGGCCTGAGAAAATATATTCAGAAACAAAATCTTCAACTATATTTATGGCTTCATAAACAGGCCCAAGCTCTATCGAAATATCTAATAAACTTGTAAACTCAGTTATAAATATCTCTTCATATACATTCATGCCAACAAATAATTCTAAAGAGACTAGTTCAGAAATTAAAATTGATTCAGAGGAGATTGGAATATCTATTTCAATGTCTAATATATTAATATTTTCGGTTATGGTTATCGCCTCATAAACCATAGGAAGGTCTATCTCAATATCATGGAGATTAATATCCTCAGTTAGGGAAACTGATTCAAAAACATCAACATTTGAATCTAATCCAAATTGACTTATATTTTCTACGATTGTTATATCATCAAAAACTAAAGGAATATTTATTTCAATATCGTGAAGGTTGATGTCTTCCGAAAGAGAAATTGATTCGGTTGCCTTAATATTTGAATCCAATCCAAAATCCGTATATTCAGTTATTGTTATGTCATCATTTACCGATATATTTGAGAAGATTGTAAAATCTACAAATTCAGATATTGAAATTTCTTCGTATGTTTCTAAATATAAAACATCGAGAAGCATATCGATATCTTCCAATGTTCCTATTTCCTCATATTCCGATAAAGGTAGAGCGGGAGGATATTGCTGATTCCATTCCGTTATAGAAATAGAATCATAAATTTCTGCATAAAGTTCTGTTAAATACTGGTCTATATCTTCAACTATCGAAATAGAATCGTAAACAATTCCAACTTCAACAATAGGGTCAAATGCTGACGCAGACTCCGTAATAATAATCGAGTCGTAAACCTCTAAATAAAGCTCCGTCAATAATAAATCTATATCCTCGACTATAGATATAGAATCATTTACATCAACCTCTATAGATATTTCAAATGAACTTAAATATTCTGAAATAGTTATTTCATCATAAATAGACAATCCTTCAAAAATGTAATCAAATGCTATATCTTCTGAAACATATATATCATCATAAACCACAGGAACATCAATAATGATATCGTGTAAAACTATATCTTCTGTGATAGAAATCACATCACTAACGTCTATTCCAAAAAGAATCTCAAAATCTGTAGATTCAGTTATTGATATACTCTCGAAAGAAAGCGGAATATCAATCTCAATATCCCATATATTAATATTTTCAACGAGAGAGACTAATTCATAAACTATTGGTAAATCAATTTCTATATCCCACATATTAGCGTATTCAACAAGCGAGATTAACTCAAATATATTAATATTTGCATCTAATTCAAACTGGCTTATATATTCAGTTATTAATATGCTATCGAAAACTATAGGGATATCTATTTCTATATCCCACATATTGACATATTCGGTTATTGTTATTTCTTCGTAGACTATTGGTAGGTCTATTTCGATATCGTGAAGATTAATATCCTCTGTTATAGAAATGGAATCAGACACATCAATACTTGCTTCTAATTCAAAATTAGTATATTCCGTTAGATTTATGCTCTGACTTTCTGACGGTAATAAAACATCTAACAATGCTTCTATATCTTCAGATATTACTATAGATTCATAAACAATGCCAAGCTCGATTATGGGGTCAAATAATTCTGCATCCTCTAAAACAGAAATATATTCTGACGGTTGGATTCCGATACCGATAGTAATTGAACGAATACAAACAACATCTCTTTCCTCCCAAATAATAAAAGTGCTGCTCATTCCGTGGTCGGACTTAGCTAAATTTGTTCTGACTGCTTG